CGAGTTGGCCTGAAGGCTGAAAGACTTGCTCATGTGCTGCGCTCCTTACTCTGAGCGCCGGGCGGGAACGTACTGTCGCGCCCGCCCGGCGCAGCGTTTGTCTGATCGTCAGCCGACTAGCCGACGACCGTGGTGTAGAGGTACGCGCTGTTCGCTGCGATCGCCTTGAGGTCGTAGCAGGCGTAGACGCCGAGGATGCGCTTGAGCGCGCCCTCGTCGTACTCGTAGGTGCCGAACTCGGGCATGAAGCCCGTGTAGCGGAAGCGCTGGTACGGGCCGATCGCGCCTTCGACTGCGCCGTTCGGATTCGGCTCGATGTAGCAGAACACGGCGATCTTGCTCCACACGTCGCCGCGGGCCTTGGTCGCGCCCTCAACGCTGGTGAACTTGGTCGCTCTACCAACGAGGATGCGATCGACGCCGAACACGCTGGCGATCTGCGCGTCGGTGGCGGCTGTGCCAGCGACGAGCCCAGCGAGGCGACTCGTGACTGCGGAGTGCAGCCGAATGTGAGCGTATGCGTGCGGTCCCAGGACTAGGGTATTCGGCACGGCGCCGATGGACCCACGCACGGTCTCGCTGGCGGTCATTGCCTGACCGACCGGATCGGACGTGTCGACGTCCCAACGGTCGGCGGCGGCGAGCGCCGAGGTCTGCGTGAGTGTGCCGGCGTCGGCGAACAGCGCCGCCACTCGCACTTCGAGGGCCAGCTTGACCTTGGTCACAAGGCCGGCCGCACGACGCTGCTGGTAGCGCACCGCGCTATCAGAGTTGGCGAGGAGGGCCTTCTTGAGAACCGTCTCCTGGCCGTACTCGAGGCACTTGTACGTGTCGTCGCTCTCAGCAAACGTGACGCGCGGGACGTCGCCGCCGAGGGCGATGATGTCCATGTCGTTACGCAGCTCGTCGTCACCCATCACCCAGTAGGCGTCGCTCATGTTCGGCACGGTGATAGGCGGTGCGACTTGGTCGGCGATAAACATGCCGTCCATGTTCTTGGCGATGCCCGCCGCGTAGTTGGTCAGTGCTTGGTTGATATGTCCGCGATCTGATGCCATTGGTCACACCTCCTTTACTGGCTCGTGTCGCCAGGGTTGACGAACATTTCGCCGTAGTTCTCGGTGGCGCCGTTGGTGGCCATCGAGCGGCCGAGCGCCTTCTTCTTGTCCGCGGTCTCGGCCACGATGTGACCGTCCGCGTCGTTGCTGACTTCTTGTCCGACTGTGATCGCACCGTCGAGCCACGCTTTACACGGGCCGAAGATGCAGATCTCGACGTGCTCGGTGATCACGGCGGCCTGCGGGCCGACGTAGACGCCCCATGCCGTGTTGGCGCCACTTGACTGCGTAACCACGTAGCCGCCCGCCTCCGTCCAGGAGGTCAGGTCTACGCAGTGGCCGATGGCGATGGAGCCGGCGGCGACGCAGGGAATGATGATGCTGTGTGCGTTGTGAGATTCAGACATTCAGAATCACCTCACTTCTCAGATTTCGCGGTTGGCGTAACGGGCGGCGAGTGCCGGGTCCTCAGAGAGAACGAGGGCCATTGCCTCGCCGTAGGGGATCGAACGCTCTTCGGCCATCTTCGTCGACGCCTTGTCGAGCTCGGCCGTCGGATCGTCGGATTCGTCGTCGATGCCGGACTTGCCCGAGCCGGACTCACCGAGTTCGATCGCCTTCATGCCCTTGCGGGCCTCGAGGAACGAATCACGCACGGCGTCGTCCTTCTCGGCCAGTGCGATGCGCTCGCCGGGCGTGATCTCGCAAAGAGTCACGGCCGCTTCGAGCTTGGCTTCGACTTCACCGTCGTGCTTGGCCTTCTCCGACTCGGCGAGCTTGTCCACCGCGTCGGTCTTCTCCTGCGTGAGCTTGTCGACAGCCGCCTCGATTGTCGCTTCGTCGGCGTCTTCGGCCAGGTTGAGCTTGAGTGCAACAGATTTCATGTGGTCACTTCCTTTCGTTGCGGCGTCGCCCTCGGCGAGCGTCACGTTCTGCCCTTCGTCGTCCTTCGCGGCTTGCGAATCAGACTCGGAATCGGCGTTGGTGGGCTCGGCGGGGTCGCCGTCGTTGACTTCTGAAGCGTTGAGGTTGTGCACGCCCGCCTTGGCTGCCACCTCGCGCAGCATCGTGCGCATGACGGGCACGCCAGCCTTGCCCTTCATCGTGTCGGAGAGCTCGACCAGCAGGGCGTCGATCCTGCCGCACAGTGCGGCCACGGGATCGGGTTCGGCGGCGGTGACTTCTGAGAGCGCGACTTTGATCGCGTCGCCCGCTTCGAGCACGGGCGGCAGCATGCGCAGCACGGGCGTGTTCGTCAGCGTGGCGCTCTTGAACACGTTGGGCACGACCTTGCCCGTGTCGTTCTGCGTCACCGCGTCGATCTCGACTGAGTCGTACTTGTACGCACCGGCGTTGAGCAGCTCAGCGCCAAGTGAGGTCAGTTCACAGTCACCGAAGAGCATGTCGCCGCCGTTTGTGAGCGGCGCCATGTGCAGACGCTTGAACCATCCCGCGGCAGGGGTAGTCGTGTCGTGGCGGCCGGACGAATCGAGCACCGGGGCCGTGCCGAGAATGCCCGCCTCGAAGTTGGCGATCAGTTCGTCGGCGAGCGCCTGTGTGAGCGACAGCTTTGGGTACTTGGCGGACTTGAACTCGCCGATCGGGAAGAGTGGGATCGGGATGACCTGCCCGGCCGCCACCTCGGCTAGTTCCAGTTCGTAGAAGTCGATGAAGCTCATGCGGTGGCCTCCTTGGCCTCTGGACACAGGTAGTTGCGGCAGAACTTGGGGCGGCGCTCATAGATGCGGCAGCGCGCACCCTCGGGCGCCGACTCGTCGAAGCACTTGCAGGGCGTGCGCGCGATGACCTCCAGGCGACCGTCGGGCAGGTAGCCGACATCCCATCCGCGCAAGCCGAACCACAGCGCCTTATCGTCGTCGGGCGGGGCGGCGGGCAGCGTGATCGGCACGGTCTTGCAGCAGTCTCCGCAACCAGTGCAGGCGCTCATGCGGCCACCGCCAGTGCGTAGAGATCGGGGTCGAGGTCGTACAGGGCGATGAGCCGGTTGAGGGCAGGCCCGGTAACGACGGTGCAATCCCCGTGGCTTGTCGCGGTGCCTGCGGCGATGACGTCCCACTTGATGCCGCCTTCCGCCGCGTAGGCAAAGCCCGGAGTGAACACGGGCGCCGGTTCGACTCCGGCGGCGGTGTCATCTACCGCCAGCGATTCAGACGAGGCAGCGATGCCGTCCGCGACCACGTCGAGCACGTATCCGGTCCCGGCGGGCGCGTCGTCAACGGCACACACTCCGGCGCCCAGCGCGGTCCCGACTGCGATGACGTCCCACTGCGCGGGACCGGCCGCTGTGTCCTGCACGGTGCAAGCGCCGGTCGCGGTAGCGGTTCCGGCAGCGATGACATCCCACGCCGCCTCAAGTAGCGATGCCGCACAGGACTCGGAGCCGGTGGCGGTTCCGGCGATGGCCACGTTCCATGCGGCTTCAGTGAGCGAGACGTCACAGGTGCCCGCCCCGGAGGCGAGTCCGGTCGCGATCACGTCCCACGCCGCTTCGACCAGAGTCAACGCGCAGGACTGTGAGCCTGTTGCGGTGCCTGCCGCGACGACGGCCCACGCCGCCTCTGTGAGCGTCAGGGCGCACACTTGCGCGGCGGTCGCGGTTCCCGTCGCGGCTACATCCCAAACGGCCTCCGTGCCCGTCAGGGCGCAAGTGCCGGAGCCGGTTGCGGTGCCGACTGCCGCCACATCCCAGACCGCCTCGGTCAAGGTCAACGCACAGGTCTGACTGCCGGTCGCGGTGCCAACTGCCGCCACATCCCAAATCGCCTCTGTAAGCGTCAGCGCACAGGCCTGGCTACCCGTTGCCGTACCGACTGCGGCGACGTCCCACACGGCTTCGGTGAGCGTCAGCGCGCAAGTCTGCGAGCCGGTCGCGGTACCGACGGCGGCCACATTCCAAACGGCCTCGGTAAGCGTCAGGGCGCAGGTCTGCGAGCCGGTGGCGGTTCCGACGCCGGCGACGTCTCTGACAACGCCACCGGTAGCCGCCGCAACGTCCTGCCAGAAGTGATACCAGGACTGGCCGCGCTCGGAGAAGTTGCCCCAGCGTGCGTTGAGGCGTGCCATGCTAGACCCGCTCAACCACGAAGTAGCCGCCCGTGCCGAACGTGATCGCCGAGGCGTCGGCTACCGTCGTCTTGCAGGTGATGACGAGGTCGTTCTGCGTCGTCGTGTTGAGGGTGACGCCGCCGCCCGCCGCCGACATGCCGTTCTTGCTCGCCATGTCTCCGGCCGTGACGCGAGTGCCGCGCGGGTCGGTGACGGTCATGGCGGCCTTGGCCGTGCCGGACGCCCCGATGGTGCGAATGATGAGGAAGCCGTCAAGCAGCCCGGCCGTGGCCGCGAGCAAGGTGCCTGGCGTGATCGTGCCCACTGAGGCGATGATGGTGCCGCCGATGCCGCCCCAGCGCAGTTGGAAGAGGATGCCGGGCGTGGTGTTCGCGGTGGCACCCTGCGCGGCGCTGAATGCGAGCTGGAAGTCGATGATCGTCCCGGCTGTGCAGTAGCCGGCGGGCACGGTGAGCACCGACGAGACGATTGCCTCGACCGTGCTCGTCTGGTTGCCCGTGTCAGCGACCAGCGACGAGGTGATGAATCCGGCCGTAGTGGAGGTCATCAACTGGCCGAAGTTGTTGAACACCTGCCAGCCTTGACCGTCCTCGTAGACGGCTGCGCCGCCGATGGGCAAGGTGAGCACCGGCGTGATCGCGTTGGCCGCTGCTGTGCCGCCCCGGAACAGTTGGAAGGTCTGCGTAGCCGAGGCGCTGGTATTGACAACCAGGATCGACTTGACGAAGGTCTGCGTGGAGGCCGGAGCCGTATAGATGGTCGCCGCCGAGTTGGCGAGCTGGCGCTGGTCGAGCACCTTGTAGACCTCGGTGCCCGTGTTGAGTTCCATGCCGAAGATGGTGCAAGTGACCGTGGTAGCGGTCTGCGCCACTCCGGCGATGGTGTCTGCGGCGGCGAGAACGAACACGTCAGTCGATGCTCAGTGTCAGGGCGCCGATAGCGACCTTGACGGTATCGTTCGTGCCGGGGGTGATGGATGCGGACAGGACGCCCCACCAGATGCGGTAGGTGTCCACGGTCGTATCGGTCGCGTGGTTCCACAGCGCCCAGTGCGTGACAGTGCCCCAGGAACCGCTCGGCGTGGCGAAGGTGACGAGCAACTTGTTCGCGGCGGCCGTGTTGATACCGGCCGCCGTCCAGTTGACGGAGCCGATGCCGACGTTGACGCGGGAGTAGTTGCTGCCCGATACCTCGGTGCCCGCCGTCGCGTCATCGGGTGCGGACGTGTACAGGGCGAGGTAGAGGACCGTCGGCGCGGTCACGGTCGCGCCTGTGATGAAGTTGGCCATGTCGCGTTCGGCGACGTTGGATGCGCTCATGCTTCCTCGCTCTCAGTCTCGACTTTGCCGACGATCTGACCGGCGGCATCGGTAACGAACTTGGTATCCCGCTTCGTGCGGCGCCGCTTCGTCTCGGGTACGTTGACGGTGACGATGGGCGCCTCGGCGGCGGCCACATTGACAACGGGCGCGGCGACATTGACAACGGGCGCGGGGCTTGCGGCGACGTTGACGATCGGCGAGGGGATGGGACGCCTGGCGATCTTCATCGCCTCGGCGAGCATCAACTCGGACAGCGTCGGACCCGGCTCCACCTGCGCGATCTCGTAGACCACGAGACAGCGGCAGCGGTCGCCGCCCTCGCAGTCGGCGTTGGGCGCCCACTCTTCGGCGAGGCTCATGTCGGTCGTGACCTCGCCGTCCATGGCGTCGCAGGCATCGCAGGTCGAACCGTCGAGCATGGCGCTGTAGACAGCGTCTTCGACGTCCTGCGCCTGCGCGGTGGCCTCGTCGGCCCTGCCGGTCTGCATGATGTCGCTGACGGTGCCCGCAAAGCGCAGGGCGGCGGCGTCTGACTCGCGCGTGATCGCCGTCTCCATCGCGGCGATGGCGAGGGGCACGCCGGCGACGATGCGCGCGGCGTTGGTAGCGGCGGCAGTCTGTGTGGCGACGGCGATCGCCCGGGCGGTCATCTCTGACTGCTGGTCGATGGCGGCGTTCGGCGCGACCTTCTTGCCGATCCGCTTCTCCGCGGCAGCGATACGATTGCCGACTGCATCTGCCTTCCACGGCTTGCCGTCGCGCTGGCGCTGCAACTCGTCGGCGACTTGCTGCTTGCCGGCATCGTAGAAGTCAGTCAGCACCGCGCGCACTTCGGCGGTCAGCTTGTCGACCATCGGCGGGGCGCCGGCGACGAACTTGGCGAGGTCGCCCTTGGCGGCAGCGGCCTCGGCACGTTTGGCGAGTTCGGCTGTGAGTGCGTTGCGCGTCGCCTGTGTCGCGTCGCGGATCGCCGTCTTGGCGTTGTCGAAGCGTTGCACCAGCTCGGCGAGGTTCAGGTAGACCTCGACACCGCGCGGCGGGCGGAGTTCAGACAACTGGAGGCCAGTATCGTGTGAGAGTGGTGCCTCGCTCGCCTGAGCTCCGCCCGCGGGCGGTTGTCCATCGCCAGCACTAGGCTGTGGCGTGACAGGTGGGGGAACTTGTGCGGGAGCAGGAACGGCCGGCGCGGGAATCGCCTCCGGGATGACCTCCTGCTTGATAGTCGTCTCCGGCATGTTCAACTCGCTGCGGATGAACTGCCAGTCCTCGTCGCCGAAGTTCATGCCGGCGCCGGCGAGCCACAAAAACGCCTGCGCCATCGCCTTGAGGTCGGCGGCCTGCACGTTGCCGAAGCGTAGGCTGGGGAGGTTCTCGGTGTTCGGGAAGTTGTAGTCGATGAGCTGGTGAACGAGGCCCTCGTGGGCGTTGATGACGTCCTCGCGATAGGAGGCGTCCGCCTGGATGGAGTTGGTGAACATATCGCCGAGCGTCGTGCCGAGGGCGCGGCTGCCATTTTGCGAGACACCGAGGTCGAACACCTGAGCCTGCGCGGAGGCTGTCAGCTTCGTGTCCCAATACTGGACCGCTGAGAGCGCGTCGGCGACGCTGACAGTGGACGTGAGCAGCTTGATCTCGACGTCGGCGTTGTGGCGAACGTAGCCGCCGGCAGCGACACCGTAGGACGCACCGAAGGCGTCGAGCATGGCGCGGATGTCGTCGCTCTGCTCTTCGAGTTCGGTGATGTCGGGGACACCGCCGCCCTTGCCGATCATCGGCGCGATCATCACCTCGACCTCAGTCTTCAGGCGCCAAGGCTTGTACATCTCGCGCAGGATCGGGCGGCCGCGGAAGTCGTCGCCTTCCTTGCGATGGGCGAACCAGAGGATCTTCTCGCCGGGGATGGAGAACTCGCCGCCGCCGAGCGGATGCTGCACGACGTGGTCGATGCGCCCGTTCTCGATGTAGACGTCCTGCTCCCAGAACGATGAGGCGGGGCGGAGCGCCAGACGGCAATGAACCTCGCCGTCGACTAGCTCCCAGACGATCTCGAAGCAGGCGAAGCCGAAGTCCTTGTCGAGCGTCGTGTCGGACACGAAGGATCGCCACGGCGCTTGGTCGATCAGTACGCGCTGCGCGAAGTCCGCCTTGTCGGCGGCGTCCTGATTTTCGATGTTCCCCTTGACGTCCTTCTCGCCGCCCTCCGCTGGCTCCATGTGAGCGGAGGCGCGCAGGAGCGGCAGGTTCTGAGCGCGGCGCAGGCCCGCGATCTGCGGGTCGGCGAAGCGCATCTGGTTGTAGATACGCCAGCAATTCGGAGGACGCAGCTCCCACAGGTACTCGGGGCTGAGCAGTTGGCGGACTTTGCCCGAGCCGGTCGAGTAGGAGACGGAACCGTCGCCGATCTCGCCCGTGTTTGGGCGCTTGGTTGTCTCGGCTAGGGACAGCGAAGCCGAACGTCCATCTGTGGGCGCCCGGCGGGCCGCGCGGAAGAGGTCGGTAAAGGCCACGTGTCAAGCATCGGGCACGAATCAGGTAGAGATGTCGGCGAGTTGTGAGCGACGCGGCGGCTAGAAAGTGGTCGTGCGCGGTGAAACGGGGGGAGTCCTAGGAGGGTTGCCAGATGACTTCCCGGCGCTGGCGTTGCGCATATTGACGAGTAGGTAGCGCAGCGCGTCCAAGGGGTGTGAATACAGTTCGTGCTCGGTATCGTAACGCTCCTCATGGTGCTTGAGCGGCTTGACTTGCGACAGTGCGCGGATCAGCCCAGGGCAGGCGTCGGAGATGAGCAGCGGCAGGTTGGGATCTGCCAGGGCGTCCATGATGCGCACGCAGCCGTCGCGAACGCCGCTCGGCGTACCCCTTGGCCTTAGTCGTGCTCGGCGCAAGATCTCGAACTCTGTATCGGCCGTCTGCGGGTCGATACTCTTGCCCGCCGGGTCGCAGTACGTGCAGACGGGCGGCACACCGAAGTCATACTCGCGGTCGCGTTCGACGATCGCGTCACGAAACTCAGGCGTCGTCATGTTCTCGGGGAGGAGTTCGCCGACGATGAGCAGTTGCCCGGATGGAGCACGCTGTGCCCACAGGCAGGCGGGGTGCCTGAAGCCAAAGTCCACACAGCGCCACGTTGGCCACGTCGGCATGATTTCCAGCGACCGTACATGCTGAGTCCGGTTGAATCTACGGAAAAAAGCGCCCTCCGGTGCACGGAATGCCTCTTCCG